TTGCGGGAAAGTGGGATTCCGTATGAGATGGAAAGGTTTATATAATTTTTGGTAATTCTAGGTATATATACCTGATTACATAAATATTTTTTTATAAAGGGGAGCATTAAATTGAAAAAACTATTCATCTTATTTGTATCAATTTCTTTAGCATTTTTCTTAACAGCTTGTAATTCAGATTCAAGTAATTCGTCAAATGACAACGAAAAAGAGACAAGCCAAGAAAACAAAGAAGAAGCAAAACAAGAAGAAACTAAAAAAGAAGAATCAAACGAAAAGGTTACCGAGAGTGAAGTTGGAAAGCTTACAGTTGTTAATCAAAAGAAAGATTTAAATCAAACTGCGCAAAGTGGACCAATCAATTTGACAATCAATGCTATTCAAACAGCAACTCTTGAGCCAAGCGAATCTTATAAAGAAATGTTCGATGGAAAGGATAAAGTAACCATAGTGACAATTAACTTATCTGTAGAAAATACATCGGATGATACAATAGGTTTTTATCCTGATCAAGGTGTTTTAACTACAAATACCGGTGAACAGGCAAATGCAGAAATGTTTATGTCTGATGAAGTTGGAGGAGACTTCTATGGTAAAGTGAAAAAAGAAGGAAATGTTATTTTCCAAGTTAATTCGGAAGCAAAAGAAATCACTCAATTAAAATATATAATTGACGGAGCACATGATGCCGATTTTAATTCACTAGGAGATCAATTACAGATTGATTTATCATTTTAATAATAATTTATTTTGGTGTACACCAGTACGCCATCTTTTATAAATTAAAACAGAACATATATTCCCGAAAAGGAGGAAAATACAAAATGGCCAAAGGTTATTGCAGGCAAAGAGCCAAGAATAAATGGCAGTTGGAAGTTGATTTAGGAAGTTACACAGATCCAAAAACAGGTCAAAAAAAGAGAAATAAAAAATACAAAACAATCACAACAAAAAGCCCTCGAGAAGCACAACTTGAATTGGCTCGTTTTGTTGCAGAATTAACAGGAGATGGATACTTTGAGCCTGAAAAAATCAACTTTGTAGATTTTGTACAAAAAGAATGGCTTCCTGTTGCAGAAAAAAGATTGTCACATACAACCTTGCAAACACATCTATATTACTTGAACTTAAGAATATTACCAGCCTTTCAATTTTTAAGGATGGACCAAATAAAGCAAAAGCATATTGTTGACTTTTTAAGGAATCTCGAAGAAGAAGGGATTAGGGAAGATAAAAAGAAAGATGATGAAGGTAAACTTGTTCAAAAAGAAGGAAAGTTATCAGATTCGACTATTTTTTATCACTATCGCATTTTAAATAATATCTTTAACTACGCAAAAGAAATCAAGGTTATTAAAGAATCCCCACTTGAAGGTGTTAAAAAGCCAAAGGTCGAACAAAAGGAAGTTAAGGTCTACGATGACGAAGAAGCAAGTAGACTGATTGAATGCTTAGAAACAGAACCACTTCATTGGCAAATTATCGTTAAACTAGCCATCACATGTGGAATGCGAAGATCCGAATTAGTAGGTCTTGAATTTAAACACTTTGACTATGATAACCGGATTGTGCACGTTTACCAAGCCGTTACACAGTCAAAGGAATATGGACTACAGGTACATGAAATCAAGAAAGGAAAGAGAACGGCTCGAAAAAGGGATGTTGTATTTTCTCAGAGTTTAGTTGAGCAAATAAAAAAACTTGAATTGCAGCGCAAAAAAGAACGTTTGGCCGCGAAAGATTTATGGATGGATGGAAAGTATAACTTTTTATTATGTGACGAAACCGGTAAACCATATCGACCTGATTCAGTTGATCAGTGGTGGAGTAGATTTTTAACACGACATAACTTAAAGAAAATAAACTTCCACGCGTTGCGGCACACATCGGCAACATTACTTATCAATGAGGGTGTGCACGCTAAAGTTATATCACAAAGACTTGGGCACTCAGACATCAAAACAACAATGAATGTATATGGGCATGTCTTTAAGAAGGCAGATGAAACAGCAGCGGAAAAAATTGATAAAGCACTAAATTTAAAAACCAACTAAAACCACTATAAACCATCAAAAAGCATTAAAAGTTTACGTTTCGTCGGCAAAATGTCGGCGAATTTGCCTTAAAAATAAAATAGCGGCTTTGGCATAGTACCGAAAACCGCATAATATCAACGATAATTAAAAAGCTTCCAATCGGGCTCGAACCGATGACCTCTTCCTTACCATGGAGATGGTGTGGGAAAAATCAGGTAACAACAAAATATAAAAAGCTTTATTTAACAATATTCATTACCTTTTATGAACCATTAAAAAATATCATAAACCAAAAATTTCGTCGGCAAAATGTCGGCAGGGTTTCAGCAACTAAAGTGTACTTGTGGAATTAACTTTTTTGTTTAATTAAAGGTATTTTAAAAAATATGTCGAAAAAGTGCTGTACAATAGTAATGATATTACGGATCTATTCATAAAAAAATAACACCCCTCACCGGGTGTTTTTTAATTCTATGTATAGATCTTGTAGCGCTAGCTTTATTGCTGTTTCTTTTTCGTCCCCCTCTCCCATACCTATTATTGCTTCTTCATCATCAGCATTATAATCTGCGTGTGCAAAAGCCAGATAAGTATTATCTTCCATTGTAAAAATTTCCACCATTTTCCCTTTAACTACTAATAATTCCCTGTCTGCTACTTGCTTCAAATCCTTTCCTCCTTTCACATTAATAATTAATAATTCTTTATTTCTGCCAAATTTCCTCTTGTAAAAATATAAAAAGAGGGGATTCGCTCCCCTCTTTTTTTATTTCACACGTAATTTTTGTCCCGGATAGATAGTGTCGCTCTTAAGCCCATTTAATGACTTAATCCTATCTACAGTCGTCCCGTATTTACGAGCAATATCCCATAAAGTATCACCCTTTACAACGGTGTGATAAGTAGCCGATCCACTTACTTTTAGCTGTTGACCAGGGTAAATCGTATCACTAGTTAATCCGTTTAAGTCTTTAAGCTGCTGTACTGTCATGTTGTGTGCTTGTGCAATACCCCAAAGAGTGTCACCGGGTTGGACTGTGTAGGTATCACCGGTTTGTGGTACAGGTTGTGATATTTTTTTACCACTTAGTGTTTCAGCGATTGCTCTACAAATGGCGTCAAAGTTTCTCCGATAGAGTTCAACGTCTGCGGTGCTTGTTACAAAGCAAACTTCGATAAGGATTGCGGGTTTCACTGTTTTACGCAGAAAGTACAGTTCTTTCCGCTGTTTTGCTCCTCGATTTCTTAGTCCGCTTGCGTTTGCGATGGCTTGGGATACATTTGCCGCTAAACCGCTTTGATCATAATAAAGCACTTCAACACCAAGTGGATTATTTGTACGTCCAGAACTGTTAAAGTGGATTGACACATCAAGTTCCCGATTTTTAGAATTATGGAAGTTTACGATTGTACTTAAATTTTGGTTTTGTGTTTTTGAAGTGTTATCATGAAACTCATAAACAGTAACGCCAAGTTGCTTTAAATATGCAACAACTTGAGCTACCACTTTTCGAGCCTCATTAACCTCATCAATTATGTCACTTGCTCCACGTACATAAAGCGCATGTCCGCTTGAAATTGCGATACTGTTTGCCATATATAAACATCTCCTTTTGTATAAAAAAGAGCAGCAATCGCCGCTCTTAGTCTTGTTTCGGTTTTTTGTAAGTTAGTGCTTGTTGGCTGTCAGTTAGCCCGGTTGTCGTCGGGTCGGAGACAATACCTCCGGCAACTAGTACTAACAAAATAGCGTCAACATACTTTTCGTAGTGCCCTAAGTCCATTAGTCCTAAATCCGTAACGATTAACCCAATCAACGCAAAAACAGCCACCCAAAACGGATAGCTTTGTAAACGCACTTTCCAATTTATTTTCATTTTTGTAACATCTCCTTAAAGGTTTTCTCTCCCTACCTGTCGAATTTTGTTAAAGGAAGGGAGGTGTAAATCGATGGAATACAATATTGACTTAGAAGGTAGAAAACTAGTTAATTTTGAAACCAAAAAGTTATCTCCGACAAACATTGTATCTATTAGTACTTACGATGACGGGACAATTATAGAGTTGCAACAAAACGCTGAAAAAATAAATGTAAAAAGTAATAAAAAATTGATTGTCCAGTCTGATGGCGTAACTGTAAAGATTGTTTAATCAAAACAAGCCAGTGCGTTATGCATTGGCTTTTTCAAATGTTATTTTTTTAGCATTTAAGATTATTCTACTTTCAGTATGTTTTACTTCTGTATTTCCAATTTTAGTAATTATTTCTTTATCCATGCTTATTCATCTCCCTTTTCTAGTTTATCTATCCTTTTGTGCGCTTGTTTGCTGGATTCCTCGACTCGAGTCACTCGCTCGCCTAATGCGATCATTTGTTTTTCGTTGGCTTTTAAATCAATCCGTATGTCCTCAACACCTTTACTGATGTAATCTAGCTTTGTTTGTAACTTAGCGTCCTCTCTAGTGTCTGATTTTACATCTTTTTGTCTGTTTAATTGGTAGGTCTGATAGGCGATAATAACACCTAACACCGACACCAAAATTCCGAGTTCAACGGTCAAAAAGTCCACCTTCTTTTTTGTAATATAAAAAGTCCTACCTTATTCGGCGGGACTCAATTTGTCTAAAATCGTTTGTCTGACAATGTCTGTCAATACCTCGATTGACTCGTTGCCTTGGTATTCTTCGGCAGTTAGCGGCACATAACCGCTGATATTAATCTCGTGGTTTTCTGTTGACGCGGAAAAATACACTTGTACGGCATTAATTTTGCTATCGGTATAGTTTATATTAATGTTGGTTATCTGTACATTCATTCTGCCTCACCTCCCTCTTTCGGCTGTAATTCCTCAAGTTTCTTTTCTAGCGATTCCGCATATTCTACAATCGCCTGTCTAGCCGCCTGTTCGTTTGCTAACTGTATTTCTAAATTAGCAATCTTTGTAGCCAACAAGTTTTGGACGTTTGAAAAATCATAGTTTATTGGTTTCATTTTCTTTTTCCTCCGATTCTATTTTTTCTACTTCACTTTTTGGACCTACCACGACGATTTCTTTTTCATTCTCTTTTATAAGAGCCGTAATTCTCGGCTCCCGTTTCAACCACGCCACATTAAGTCACTCCTTCCATGGTCATGTCGTCAAAGTAAACCCCTGCATAACCGACACGTTCGCCGACGATTCTTATATCCGCTAACCCATCACCGGCAATAATAAAATAGTCGGGGCCCTTTTCGATTACTCGTCCATTATTCGGAAACACCGCAAAACGGTAGTTAACTGCCTTTGCGAAACGGCTATCAAGCAACACTTTAGTCCCGTCAGCCGTAAGCGGTACGTCAAACTCGATTGTCTCAAGCAATACCTGCGGAGAGTCAATAGGAGACATTCCCAAATTTTTACTATCAATTTCGATAGAACCACCCGATTTAGTTCCGTTTGCATAAAAGCGATGACGAATAGTACTATTGTTGTCAAACATAAATGCCAAGGATGAATCACTTTGAATAATGATGCGTGCATTGTAGTCTGCGCCTGACACTCGAGTAAAATCAATGTAAGGCGTGCCGCCCGGCCACACCACCTCGATGCCTTCACCACCGACGTAAATCTTCCCGCTCGTCCTGATGGCGTCTTTGTTAACTGACCTTGCGTTTGCATAGAGCACGTCGGTCGCTATGCCGCCGGATACTTTGATTGCCTTCATCACATTCGGTTCTGGATCTGTATATGTTGTTGTGTAAAATCTAGCTTCGCCACTGATATAAAAGTCGTTAGCGCTCATTTCTAATCTTGGTGCGGTAATATACAACCTAGTACCGCTGTAAAGACTCATTATGTCCTGATTTTCGTACATACCAACGTACCCGGCGCGACTGCCTGAGAGGGTAAAAAACTGAATGGCTGACGGCTGACGCACCGCAAAATCGGTTTCTTTTGTCGTTACACACAGCTTTACATTGCCTGTTTCATCCTTAACGTACCACCCGTTCTCGTCGATCGTAACAGACGCGTTGTTACTTCCGGTTGCCGTCAGTGTCGAGCCGGTTATATTTACCCCACTAATGTTACCGGCTGTAATATTACCTAAATTTGCGGTAATTGCGGATAGAGTCGATACGTTTAATTTACTTACATCTATTGACTTTGCCGCGATTCTGGCTGCGCTCAAATACCCCGTTGTAATCTTCCCCGCGTCCAAATTCGCGATTGCGGCATTTCCAAAAGGTGCGGCAACCCAATTCGACCCATCAAACCGATATGGCTTGTACCCATCATCTGTGTCATACCACAAGTCGTTAACCTTTCGCCCCGCCGTCGACGGTGCGGTTGCTTGATAAAATACGGTGTTTTTTCCGTCTGCGGTGCTTTGTGCGTTTTCTGCGTCCCGCTTGGCTTGGTCGATTGCGGCTTGGACGTCTTCAGGTGCAGGTGTCCAGTCGGTTGCGACGTTGCCTTTTTCGAGTTTCCACCCGCTTATAATCACTCTACCATTTTTACTCATGGCAAAAGCAATTTGTTCAAAACCAGTGTAACCAACAGGATATTTTCCTGTTTTTTCAAAATAGTACCACGTGTCGTATTTGTAATTATTTAGATTTATAGGGACATTGATAAAATCAATAAGATTGCCATCAGTACCTTCTTTGTATTTTCTAACAAAAATAGCATTATTATCACCATCTAACGGTACTGATGAATCAATATAAAACCATCCTGATAAAGTATAATTTTCTTCTGGAGAAAAAATTATGTCTTCATCGTAATTGCCTTGATATAAAAAAGCCCTAATAGTTCCTTCATATCCTGTCCTTTCTAATACCGCACCCTTAAATCCATTCGCATGACCATCAACAAGTTCTGTAACACCAGACCATCTATAAGTTCTTCCTTGTGAAAAGTCGCTATTCCTAATTAAATTCCTCCCACCAACCTTCACATTATCGTACAGCGGACTCCAGCTATAATCACTAGGATTGCTGCTTTCTGTAGGCGTTGTTTTGTTGTATGCAAGCCCCAAATAACGCTTGCCATTCGGGCTGTCCGACATACCGTTCCCACGGTCATCGTCCGCATACTTGACCCATGTGTAAGTCGTTACCCCGTCGGCGCCCTTTGGGCCTTGCACGCCCTGCGGACCCTGAATAAGCGACCAGCTATAGTCGGCATAATTGCTTGATTCGGTTGGTGACGTTTTGTTATACGCCAATCCGATGTACTTCTTGCCGTCCGGTGTATCGGACATGCCACTCGTTGGACTATCCGCATATTTTATCCACGTATACAACGTTTGTCCGTCCGCACCTTTTGGACCCGGTACACCTTGTGGTCCTTGTGGTCCTTTTGCACCGGTAATGCAGGCAGGGTCACTGTATGTCGTCGTCCCGTTTGTGTAAACCGTTTTTGTCCGACTCCACATGTATTTACCATCCTGCCATGTTGGCGCTGTTGTGGACCACGAACCGCCGGATAATGCGGTTGCCGACGTTGATAAATAGTACTCAACGTCTACCGACTGGATACCGTTACCAGTTGCACCTGTAGGCCCTTTTGCACCGGTGACACATACGGGATTTGTAGTAACAGATGTGCCGTCCGTATATGTGATGACGCTCCTTGTCCACATGTACTTACCGTCTTGCCATGCAGGCGGTGTGTTGCTCCAACTGCCACCCGTTTGCGTTGTGTTTGACGTCGACAAGTAGTATTGCTCTTGGATGGATGACACGCCTTTACCTGCGGGACCTTGTTCGCCTTTATCACCATATACACCTACTATAACCGGGTCTGTATATTCCTCGTCAGTAGGATTTTTATATGTTATTTTCTTATAACTCCACAAATATTTTTTCTCGTTTGTTACCGGTTGAAATGTCGTTGTCCAACCCGTAGTACTTCTTGTAACTCCACTGTTAGCGCTTGTTGCTAAATAATACTCGGTAATTGTTTCAACTGATTTCCCCGGTGCTCCTTCACTCCCGTCATTGACGTTTGTCACTGTGATTTGTCCGATTGATTTTGCGCCTTGATTTTCAACCGTCACAATGTACGTTTCCTTTTCGTCGATGTTCTGGGCGTAAACCGTAATTGATTTTCCGGACGTTGCGCCAACAAAGTTTCCGTTTTTGTCGTACTTGGACCACACGTAGCTATAAAACAACCCGTCTGTGTCTACTTCTTTTCCGCCAAGGATGGTTACGGCGGTAAGGTCGGTTTCTCCAGTTCCGTTTTTAAACACAGTGCCGGCACTTGCCACAACGGTCACAATCAGCAGTTTTTGCTTTAGGTCGGCTACAATCTTTGACAATTCGTCCAGATTAGACGTTAACTCTACATAATTCCCAAATTTATAAACGTTTCGGCTTGGGTCGTCGTCATTAAACTTGTATTCTATGGTTCGAGCCGCAATCATGACTGGCGGCTTCATCTCGTGCGAAACGATTTGTACATTATCGCCGATAGAACAATCAATATATCCGTTAGCCTCGTAGGTGACCGCCACATGGTCAATTTTCTTCAATTGAGCTAAAGATTCTTGCCAAAGCGTGTCCTGTGTTGTTGCTTGCGACTCGTACCGCCTGTTGATGTATCCGTCAAATTCCCCGTTGGCTTTGCCCGGCAGTTGCACGTAAAAGTTTTGTCGTGCAACAACGGAAAAAACCCGCGGAGAATCCACCGGTGAATAGTAAAGTATATTTCCTTGTTCGTCTCTTTCCTCGTAGTACTTTCCGACTAATGTTATCGGGTTTCCGTTTTCATCCTCTGCACCGGTCGGGTTTATGCATGTCGCAAGGTCGCTTATACTGCCTTTCCGGTCAAGTGATGTCAAAGAGTCATCTTCATCTGATAGGATGGCTTGCGGTTCCTCGTTTCCGATTCGCTTATAAACGTTAAGTACGAGCTTTGTCGGCGTTGCACCGTCAAATTCCACATCCAGACTAGCTTCGGCATTGTCAAACCCATTAAGTACGTATTGCAACATTTCAGCGTTTGAAGCATTTTCAGACGTAAATTCAAGTTTCCTAGTTAAGTCAGATATTTCATTTATTCCTAACTCAATCCCCGTATCATAAAATATCGTATCAAAGTACCATTTAAAAGGTTTCGGATCCGGCGCACTGATTGGCGCCGCGTCCTCTGCGACGATGTCAATTGTGCCGCTATAGCAAAAAAGGCTTTTCGCGTCACCACCATGTGAATCTTCGCAATCGTATATGGTAAACCAACGCTTTTTCCCTTTTTTGTCCTGACACATGATATAGTTGCCCTCTGTCCAATGTTCAGCGTTTAGGCTTTTGACCAAGACATTAATTTCGAGTGTTTCGAGTATCGAGCCGATATACTGACCAATTAAATAATCATCTGTTTCATAGGCGTCAAGCACGTTATAGTGACGGTCTGTAAGCGTAAAAATCATATGACATACACCGCCCTTCCTTTTAGTCTTACAAGAGGAGTTTCTGCAAACGGACTGTATGCGAGATAGATCACGCTTTGTCCAGGCGGCGCTTTGATTAGCGTACTTCCCGGGTCGCGATATTGCAGCCCTTGCATGCCGTTAATTTTGCAAAAAATGTTCATCCCGTTTTTTCCGTATGTGAGCGTATCTCCCCTGCCAAACTTGTTGGGTATATCCCGCCAATTTTCCACGTTATGTTTGTACACATGCAATGCCCGCAACAGATTATTTGTGATAGGTCGATTGCTACCGTATGCGGCGCTGTACCACGTTATCTTTCTCAACTCCACATCCGGCTTGTCCGTTATAAATGTTTTTTTAACCCCCGACCACGTACTAACCGTAATCTGATTCCCGATTTTTTCGACGCGGCAAATTGGACCTTGACCGCCTCGACCGGTAACATAAAACTGATTCGTTTCCCGGGTATCCCATACCCGTTGATTGCGGATATATACCGCTATGTCTGACCGTTCGTATGATGGGTTGTTATCTTCAAAAACGACCGAACATATGATTTCGTCGTTTTGGTCGATATACGTCACCGAGTTGTGCCCGACCTCTTGACCTTTGGCTGTGCTCCCGTCTGTGTTAAAGTCAAATCGCCAATCCGACCGCCAGTTTTTTGCGTATTGACCGTTTTTGTCCGCTGGTACAATCTTCGTTAAGGATGGACCGTGCCAGCTTGCACCTGTGCCATAGCCACTAGGCTTTACGTATCCTTCATCTGTCGCCGAATCTTCGACAACATATGTGACCGTCCCAACTTGCAAGCGTTCAGGTGTGACAGGTGGCGTTACACCATTGTTCAAAATCCATCCCTTATCTTTCGTAAAATGGTCATCAAACAATAAATCACTCGTTTCGTAGTGATAGCCGTCCACCTCTTCCACGGATCCAAAGAGTGCCGACGTTGACCGGTCGTCATTTTCTAAACCAAGAAATCCATTATCGCTATCAAATGTTGCTTCCATCTCTAGCAACATGGGCTCTGTACCGGGATTGTCTACGACGATAAAGTCTTGTAAAGCGCCACTCAAACTTCTGTTCGTGAATACGTACTCCGCTTTCGAGTACGCCACACCGTCGGGGATTTCCCATGTGATTGTGCCATAACCGAGAAAAACTTTTTCGTCAACATTTATATCACCGGTCGGAAATGCTAAATAGTATTTGTCGGGTTCGTCCGAGAATTCTAATGGTTTTGGCTCATTTACATTTAATATCTCTGCCAATTTTCTTCTTTTTTCAATTAAGTCATGTCTCAAAACAAATCCCATTTCGATTTTTGAAAGAAAGGATTCGGTGCCTAAAAAAATAACACCCTTTTTTCCTTTCCTCGTTTCGGTACGGGAGTTTCGGCTTGTTCTGACACCACGATTAAGCGATGAGACTCTTAGATACTGGGTAATATCATGACCGTCAAACGTAACTGTCAATGTCATTTGCTTTTCCTCCCGTATTTCAAAATATTTTCGCGTTCATTGATTTTGTCTAGTTCGATACGTAAAGGCCCTGCTATTTCTTTGGAAACGGTTTTTCCGTCCAGTTCAGATGTTATATAAATCTCCAATACGGTTCCTGTTTGAGATAATGACTCTTCTTTAGGATTAATAGATTTTGCTATCTCCCCTGCATACCCAAAGCCGGCAAAAGGTATCTTGGAAAAACTAAATGATGGTTTAAATCCTCGCAGCCGATTTGTTACTGCAATTTCAGGTTGGATATTACTTACTAAGTTATCCGTCAATCCTTGTAGACTCTTTATTGCTGCTTTTTCATTTTTTTCAATCCCTACTCCAATACCTGCAGGAATCCATTTTGCTATGTCAGCCATCACTTTGGATGGAGAATGAATGCCTAATGCATTTTTAAATCCATTTGAAATGCTTTTTCCGATACTTTTTACTTTATCAACAACTGCACTTGCCATGGAACCAATACCATTTATTAGACCTTGGATGATGTTTTTCCCTATATCCTTAAGGTCTATGGATTTTACTTTGTCTATAATTCCATCTTTGATTTCTGAAAATTTGTTAACAACATTGTTTTTTAGATTGCTTATTGTATTTATAAAGTTAGTTGCCATATTCTTGGCAAATTCCCAAACTTTAGAAGCCATTCCTGAGACCTTGCTAGCTGCATCGTCAGCAAATGTCTTAAAAAAGTTAACAATACTTGTCCACATGTTTTTTACAGTGTTAACACCAGTTTCAAACATGCTTGTGAATGCCTTTTTAATTCCCCCTAAGAAGTTTAATGACATAATTCCTAAGATTAAGTCAACGGCACCACCGAGAATCTTTTTAATGCCTTCCCACAATTGCGACCAGTCTCCAGTGAAAATACCGGTAAATACTTGAATTAATCCCATTATGATGTCAAGCGCACCGCCAATAATGTCTTTAATTGCTGCCCAAACAGTCTCAATAATAAACTGGACTGCTGGCATAACAAACTCAATAACACTTTTTATAAACTCGAAAGCATTTGAAACGGCTTGTTTAATTTGTTCTCCATTTTCCTGCCACCAAGAAACTAAGCCACCCCAAACATCTTGAATAAAACTTACTACATCTTGAACAATAGGCATTACAAAGTCTTTAATTGCTTGAAAGGTATTTTCAAATCCACTTTTTACTTCATCCATTGGTGGTAGCCATTCTCTGATTTTGTCAACGATTATTCCGATCCATTCAGCTACAACAGGGATAGCCGCAACAATCCAGTTAAAAACTGTTTGTACACCTACTTTTAAGCCATCAAATATACCAGCAATTCCACCAAAACTCCCAAGCGCTTTGTCAATAGCACCTATAACATCAGCAACACCTTTTGTAATTGCTGTTTTCATATTACTCCAAGAGGTTCTTATTCCACCTGTTGATTTTCGTGCAAGTTCTGCAAAACCACCAACGCCATCATTAAGTTCGACAAGTTTGTTGTTGAAATCCTCGAAAGTGATTTCTCCGCTTTTCAATGCCTCATATAAATCCCTTTGCGCGGATTTTCCAGCAAACCCAAACGCTTCGGCTGTTTTATTTAGTGCAATAGGCATAGTTTCCTGTAAAGTTTTCCATGACTCTAAATCAACCGTTCCTGTTGATAACATTTGCACATACTGTTCTAGTCCTCGTTCTGCGTCAGCTGCGCTTGCTCCACTCGCTAAGAAAGCATTGTTTAGTGCTAAGGTAGTTTTAGTTGCCCCTTTTAAATCCCCTGTCATTAGAGCCAATCTTTGGGTTGTTTTTGCTACACTGTCAAGAGTGGTTGGTAATCCATCAATACCGTCTGAGAGCTCGTCTATAGCTTTTTTGGATTGTTTCGCGTCAAATCCCATCAATTGCAACACACGAGGGAAGTTGTTCAGGGTGTCATATCTCGATATTGCTCCATCCAATGAGCTTTTCACCATATTGATAGCTTTGGCGGCTAATGCTACAAGACCAAGAGATGTGACAATCTCTTTAATTCCTGCGGCCGCCCTTTTCCCTGCGCCAGTGAGTCCACCAAGCTGCTTGTCTATATTAGCTACTCCCTTTGCCACTGTCCCATCGTCAAGAATGACATCAATAACAACCTTGCCATCTGCCATTTACTCACCGCCTTTCTTTAAAGGCACAAAAAAAGAATCCTAAATACGGATTCTTTTCAAAAGTCATATTTTGCTTTTATTTTGTGTTTACTCTGGTATTTCGACTATTACAGTTTCACTATTTTCGGTTTCTGTTGTTGGTGTAAAGGTGATTTCTATTGGTGTCTTTTTATCCGACAGTTCATATGTCAGTTTAACATCTGTATTTCCACCCAAAGCATTTGGGAAAAACACATCATTTCCTCTTTTATTTTCTGGATTCCAAGCGTCGTGAATTTCTTCAAGTTCATTGCCGTCTTGTTTCACTTCGAATATTGTAGCGACAAAAAGCGTCATTTTATCGCCGTAATCATTGGCTTTATTTGTCCAATTTAGTTTGATATCTGCTAACAGTTTCCCTTTTTTTTCGTAAACCTTTACTTGCTTAACATTCACATCAAACTTTTTAAATTTTAATTCTTTGTTAACGTTAATCTCCATGTTTACCGGCTCTTTTTTTGCTTTCTCTTGTACTGTTTTTTCTTTTTGTTCTTCATTGGAAACACTTTTTTCATTGCTTCCACAAGCGACTAAAGATAAACTAACAATAAGCGAAATGGTTAAAAACAACCACTTTTTATACATCCTTTTCCCCTCCACATTATGTATATATTTCAAAAACAATATTAACATAATGTGGGGTGACTATTCATCTAATTTGTAGATTTCTTTCAATTCTCTTATGTGTTTACGCTGTTTTTCTGTACCTTTTCCGGTTGGCAGTTCCATTGTTCGTATGTTAACAATTTCTTTAAATTTCGTATCTGGCCTTAATCCTTCTAACAGTGCCTTAAACTTTTCCCAGTGTAATTTTCCTTGCATTTCATATAGATCAATTCCATAGTCCTGGTAAAAGGACGCATAAATATAAGGTGCGTCTTGTTTGATAGAATACACCTTTTCCTCTTTTTTTGCAGGCATTGGGTTACCTTCAATGTCTACTGGAATATTTTCCTCTACTTCTTTCCCAATCGTTTCGCGGAATATTTGATAAAAGATTTCTTCCTTTTTTTCGATTGGATATTCCAAATCGATTCCTAGAAGCATTTGAAGTCCTATCTCTATTTGAGTGACATCATCTAAATCCTTGTCATTTAACATATCTATTAATCTAAGAATATTATCGAATGACATGTCTAAATGGTAAGTTTTTCCATCAATCTCAACAGTTTCAGTCAAAGGATAAGCCAAATCCATGGCTATCACCTATTTCTTTTTGCTTCGGATATATTTTTTAGCTAAATCTTGCTGGGATTGCGAAAACCCCATACTTTGTAGTTCCTCATTAATACCTTGTACAATCTGTACAAAGTACTGCATACAAATCATGACTGATGGTGATAATTCATAGATTTTTTCAAAAGCTCCCTTACCAAGAATCGTTTCATAACCACGTTTGATGACTTCTTTCGCTTTTTCGAGCGCCTTGTCGTCATCTTCATCAATATCGATACTGTGAAATTCTTTTTGCGCCTTTAATGCTTCCTCTCTGAATCGTTTTATTGATTCGTCAGTTACATCAAAACTAAATTCCAAATCTCCAATTATAACAGGTATTTCCGGTATCTGCGTTTGAATTTTAATAGCCATACATTTTCCCTCCTAAAGTATTAAAAAGAGGACTTCGATAAGTCCTCTTATTCTCCAATTGTTGCTTTTGTAATTGTTGGTTTCTTATCCCATGCGATTGTACATTCAAACGTCGCATATTCTGTTGCTTCTCCACCCGTAACCTTGATTTCAGATACAGTAGCTTTTCCCTCGAGTGTGTCGCCATTGGTGCGAACCTGTTTAAACATAATTTTTCGTGCTTCTCCTGTTTCAAATTCAAGACCAGCGATAAATTTCATGGCTGGATCTTCCTCATCATAAAATCCTTCAAATGTATAGGTTTTCTTCACGCTGATGACATCAGTTTCCGGAGTACCGTCACCATCATAAAAACCCTGATCCTCCGTTTCCTCTTCGGAATCATCCGTTACAGTGGATACCCATTTAGCTAATCGAAAATATTCCGGTTCAGTTGTTCCAGTTGGAATTGCCCCTACATAGTATTCAGTAAGTGCGTTCTTTTTACGTGCCATCAATCATCAACTCCTTGATAAATAGTAATTTTTGCACTGATTGATAAAACATAAATAAAATATCCTTGCTCATCTTGTTCTAATAGGGATGGAAATGATTTGGTTTCTATCTTTTGAAATTCATAACTTCCGTTGCCACTTGGTATGTCCGGTAGATTCTCAAGCGTCTGATAAATGTAAGTTAAAGCATTAAAACAGTTCATTTGATTCTTGCTTTTAGCATTAATCTGCACTTGGTAATCCTTGTCCCTTGTACCATCCATAAAGACTGTTTCAGCACCGCCTGGCATGGCCATAATCGATAGGCTTTCATCAGGTCCAAGCAAGCCTATGGTTGACTTGGCATAGAGACCAAGGCTATTAATCTTTTGATTAAGTTTTGTCAAAAAATCCAGTTCCATATCACTTCATCGCTTTCTTAACAAGATTTGTCCACTGCCTACCGTGTATGGCTAACGCTTTTTGATCCCATTTCGGACCTGTTCCTGGAGTAGTATATTTTCTAAATTTCACTTTCCCATTAGTACCGTAATATTGAGCTCTTGCATAAGGTGCATTCCAAATGATTTGTTTGTTATCTGGTGTGACATACGATTGAATCCGCATATCCCCAGACTTTTTAGGAGCATATTTATTGCTGTCTTGGTGTACTTGGTTAACTAGAGCATACTGTCCTTGCTTTGCCATTTGATTCACTCTTGTTTTAATTCCTTTTAAATTTTTTCTGATATTTACTCTTACAGACATTAGATCACTTCCAATTCCCAATGGTGAACTTCATTCTTAGTTGGCAGATAGCAAGGTACAACTTTCTGAATGACATACTCTTTCCCATTAAATGTTACTTTTGATTGTTCTTTAAAATCAGGGATTGGCGTACTGTGCTTCGAATCCACAAAAATAATTGCATCGGCTAAAATTTTGGTTTGCGTTGAATCTCTACTAAACACAGTAGAATCGTCAAAACGTACATACTTAATCGTGATTGGTTCCTCAAATTTATCGTTTCCCCAATCATCTTTCTGCCCTGTATAACCTTCGTATTCGATTTCGTGTATAAGCCAGCGTTTAGGTAATGGTCTAATATTCATTTAAACCACTCCAATCCCACGGTAAAGAAGTCCTGTCTCTTTTAGATAGAAATATACGTCTTTACTAATTAAATCATTCCTTGGCGCACTCTGTGATGATTTTGAGCCTTCTGACAATGTTGTTCTGCCAATCGCCACAGTTGATGGTTCATTCATACCGTATGACGTAGTAGCGCCTGTTTCATGAAAGTATTCCACTTGGGCGGCGACCGCCTTTTTAAACTGCTCTTTACGTATAGGCACATCAGACTCCAAGTCATTTTCACGATAGAAAAAACGAGTAACGCTGTCTAAAACGTCACTCGCTTTTGGTAATAGTTTATTGAACTCTGCTTCTTCCATATCAGCAAAGCCTAGTTGATTATATTCTTCGTAAGTTAAGTAAGGCATAAGCTAACCTCCTAAAAAGAGGAAAGCTTATTCGCCTTCCTCTTTCTTTTTGTTGTCAATACGCTCTAAGAATTTGCCATCCCACTTTTTCAAGTTCTCGATGGCTTCATTGGCACGCTTGACCGTCATTTCAATTTCTTGGTCCTTCTCGTAAATCTCATTGGTTTCAATGTCTCTAAACTTCTTTAATACTTTATAGAGAGCCATCTACTCACCCCGCTGGAACTGGTTCTACGACTTTAATTACAGCCTTTTTGTTAGCTGGTAAAATGAATTCCCCTGCTTTACCTGCACCTTGTAATGCAACGCCATCAAAATCCTCAGATTCGATTGTTCGAGATGTATTAATACCAGTAAACTGTTTACCAACACCAGCAATAGAAGTATAAGCATATTCACCCGTTTGAAATTTAGTTTCTGGAACTTCTTTGATGCGGAAACCTTTGAAAGTGATAATTCCATTTTCGTCAATATTTGCAGATGAACCCTTAGCACTTGTTGTTAATGGATGGTCAACAATAGCATTATATAAAGCTGGTTTCACCCACGCGATTTTTGTTCCAATGGCTTCCATGTTTACATAGGCCGTTGATAAATCATTAAACAACTTTAACACCGCGTCGTTGGATAAGTCAGCTAATTCAAATGTTTGGTCTGCTACCTGAGAAATAAATAAACCGCCATGATTGTCAAACATTTGAATCTTAGCTTGTGCTTGTAAATCCAGTCTGTCTGCAACAGTTGCATCGAAGTCATTGTTCACAGTGTGACGATCAATACCTTCATGGAATGCCCACTCCCATGTATAAGGAACATCGGTGTCCGTATAGATAATTTCTTTACGTGGGCCGAATCGAGACGAATTGCCTGTTCCTGTTCCAAAACCTACGTTAGCGTCTTTATTGTACTCCGTGCCAATAACCACTGGAATATCACTAGTTTTGATTGAGAACGCTGTTTTATTATGAGTAACCCCATCTAATGCTTCAAGCCCACCGCCGAAAAATTCAGCAAAGTAAGCTTGTTTCCGGTATACTGCTTGCAATAATTCTTTAAACTGTTTTTGATAACTGCGTACTGCTTGATTATTATTTTCTCCTGCCATATTGCATTACCTCTTTTCCATTATTTATATTTTGCTAGCTTAGCAGCAAATGGATCATTATCTTTATTTCCTTCTGTTTGATGTTTTCCTGTTGTAAATGTTGGTTTTTGTTCTTGTTGTTGCTGTTGCTCTTCATCAAATAAATAAGGATCACTTTCTTTCAATGCAGATAACTGATCATCAAGATTAAGCAATTTTTCACCATCTAGCTTAATCTTTTCTAAATCAAGAAGAGCCTTTACTGCTTTCGGATTTTTAACTTTTGCACCTGTCAAAGCTTTCTCCAAACTAAAATCAAATGCTTGTTTTTCTAACTTTTGTTGTAATTCTTGAGTAGCCGTTTTATTTTCTTCTTTCAACCGGTTGATTTCTGCTGTTAATTCTTCGTTGTCCTTGACCTTTTTGCCAAGTTCAGCTAATTGGTTATCACGTTCTGTCAATTGCTCTTTTAAGCTGTCTCTTTCAGTCGTGATAGCGTTTAGCTGTTCTTTTGTGCTATTTACCACTTTTCCATGAGCTGCCATAACCTTTTCGATTTGCTCATCGGATAAACCTAATGCTTTTAACTCTTCTCTATTCATCTAACATCTCTCCTTACATTGTTTTTACGTGGTCATGTCCACGATGGGATAGTTATTTAACGCATAACTGCGGATGGCTGCATAATAAAAAGACAGTTTAATGACTTATCTAGGTCAAGTAGCTAATATATACTACTAACAGTATGAATTACTTCCTTTTATCCAAAAAATCCTGCAATTCTTTTAAGAACTTCACTTGAAATGCTGCGTAATCTTTTGCTTTTACATGAACGCTAAAAGTCACTTCTAACGTTTGAGCGTTTTCCTCCGCATCAACAAAATTGTTATATCTTGTGATCCCAACAAATTCTGGCATTTTCTCACACCCCTACGAATGATTTCCACCACGAACAATTATTCTTTCTTTGTCATATCTCCGGATTAGATTATGCTCTGCAACAAACTCTCTCAGTGTAGCTTGTCTGGACCTAACCAAACGTTTATAGCGCTGTATTGTATCCTCGTCTCCGATTTCTTCGGCAAGCATAAGTGAACGCTTTGCCTTTCGTACTTGCCTTTCAAGATAACGTTGTTTTTGAGATAATTCACGGTTGCGCATCATTTCTGCTTCACTGTATTGCGATTGATTATTGACATTTAATCCTTCGACAAATGGATAAAACATGTGACGACAATTAATACCTCTTAGTCCAGCAGGCTCTCCATAACCAAATTCATATATTGAAGGATATTTCGAATCGTTTTCAGCAATCGGTTTGATTGATGCCACTCTCCCCTGAATAGGAGCGCATGCTTCCCTCGGGTCAGGATGACTACTAACTAAAACAAGATCCACACCGTAATCTTCCATTCGTGACATTCGTAATTCGTTGTAAGTACGATTGACTGTCGAACGAATGACTGTATCTGCATAGCGTTCTAAGCTCCATACATGCCCACCTTTATCAATGAACGCTGTTTCTATACCCTTATCTGCCCATTTTATGACGGTATCAGCAATAGCCTTATTTATGGTTGTCGTACCCGCTAAAACCCTTCCTGTCGTTTCCTCGACGATTTTACGGTACATTCGAGTGACCGTTCCCTCACCATAGTTTGTAGTAATTAATGTTTGATTGACAAAGTTATCAATCTCCCGGAAAGTCTGCTGGACATAAGTCGCTAGAATCGTATCAATATGATTCAAGATTGGCAAAGGTTCAAAGGCATATTTCAACTCACTATCTACACTTTCAATTGTTCTGTATCCAACTTCCTCAATTGCTTTGACGATTTCTTTTTCTGCTAATCCAGTAGCTTTGGCCAATGCTTTTATAGTCTCTTGATTAAGCATTCTCAATTCTTGCATTCTTTCAATTTGCCAGTGCAAAATATCATCTTCGCTAATACGTCCACCTGCTTTTAACCGCTTTGCTACTAAAAGAAATATCTCATCCTCTAAAGCACGGTAAATGTCGGCTACTGGTTCGGTAAACAAATCTAATTGATAAGGGGTGATTTTCGGTTCTTTCGGGTCCAATTAAATCACTCCTCTTGTCCAAACATAGCACCTTGAGCTCGCAATTCCTCTAAGTCAGGGGATTGTTGTCTTTCTTCCTCAAGGATTTCTTGCAGTATTTGCTGTGCTTCTTCCTCGGTCACACCTTGCACCTTCATAATAGCTCGTTTCTTAGACTGCAAACCAGCCGCCACTAGTTGGGTTTGCTGATTGATTTCCGCCCCTTTATCCTCTGCTATTGAATCATCAAAGGAAATAGCAACTTCATACTCACCTGGAGCGTTAATCATACCATAAAGCTCACCCATAGCCACAATAGAATCAATTAATTCCTGCAATCCTGCTTCGATAATTGTTTCGTGGGATTGTTTATTTTTGAACGTCTTAGATTGTTCAGAAACGACCTCTGTGGCGGTTTTCATTGATTGACCATCAAATGTAAATGTCCCTGTTGAAAAACCTGTTTGCATGGCAAATATGTTTAATAGAGCATTAATTGCGCTTATATGTTCATCTACTCTTAACTCAACAGATATATCTTTGATTTCTAATTCATCTTGTTCAGTGCCAAACGCTTCATAGGTTTCATCGTTTGAATCAAAGTATCTTTTGGGTAATCCGTCTTCTGGATCAATAACCGTTTTAACCATATGGGCAGGAACAAGTATTCGTTTTCTACCTAGCCTAAACTCACGATGGAAAGAATCAAATGCAGTATCAATTGCTTTCAATGTGTCTAGAGCATTGGCAAAAATCGAAATCCCAAGTGGGCTTTGTAAATCGATGTTATTGGCGATGTTGGGTTTGAAATATGCAAATAACGGCTGATTCAAACCGTCTATTTTCACTTCTTCCTCTAAGTCCGGGAAAAACTGTGCTAACGGTACTTTAATGCCTAAATCAGCGCCATTTTGAGATTCATAGACTTCATTTCGGATAACATACTGACCATTCTCCCATAAATGCCATTCGAGATGCGTGTATTTCTTGTCGCGCCGTTTAAACTCATACGGAAAAACCGCTTCATAAATAGTGTCATTGCGCCACGAAATAGGGATAAAACAATCTGCAGTCACGAATGAAAGCATGATACGGTCATTTTCTACATACGGCTTTATCACCATACCACCGTGAGCGAACATGTACTCGATATAGTCCTGGAATTTCTTATCAAACTTATTTCGTTTTAATACTTCAGTGATAAATTCAGCAATTAAATCATCACTAATGCTGATTTCGCATTTTTCGTTATAAACAAGAGAAGCCATCTCTTGCGCCGCCGCTTTTGGCATGTTGAGCGTGAGCATGGTGCGTTCTTTTGTTCCATCGATAGTTTTGTATGTGACTTTGTGAAAAGGTTCGTGATAACCACGATAAAGCGCCTTCCATATCTCTATTTTCTGAAACATTTCATCGTTTATCGAAACATCTTTTAAGTCCGTAATCTTCTCAATTTCTTTCAGCAAGCCCAGCTTCACCAACCCCCTTTTCAGTGCGGTAATTATCCTTTGAAACATTGCATCACCTACTTTCAAGCAAAAGAAAAAACACTACCAGAGTGCCTATTTCCGTTGGTTTTCTAATGCTGCTTTCAAAACCCTTTCTTCATTCTCGATAAAGTCTAATGCACTTTTAATATTCCGTTTCAATGTATCCAATTTATCAAGTCGCTTTTCTATTTGAACATGTGAAACAAAATCGTTTAGGTTTGCTCCCATCGTACCTACTTTAATTTCGACTATTGCTTTTGAATAATACCCTTCCATATTAACCTCCCTAGAATTTCAGACCTAATTTTCGAAGGTTGTCATTAACATAGTACTGGAACATATCTACGGTATGATCATCTTCTTTGATTACTTTTGGATCCGCAGTGTTTAAAGTGTCAGGATCCCATTGATATTTTTTATGTTCCTCTATAAATATCTTGTTGTTTGGAGTATCTAAATAATAAAAACGCCCTTGAGCTAATAAGTCATGGACGTTATCAATCATATCTACTTTTTTCTTTTTTGCTATTGGATGTAACCTTATCCCATAGTCTTTAAATATTTGGTTACGCAAAGCTCCTTCTGCTGAATCGATAGTCTGCACATCAATAGGTTTCTTGTGAGTTTCTCTAACCTTATTCATCCATTCATAAAACTCCTTCGATAAATCGCTAGGAGCCTTCTTATTTGCCTTGTTCTCCGGCGAATAATAGTAAGTATCTAATAAGATAACTCTTTGCTTTTTAGTTAGTGCAAAAGCGCCATGTGTTGTTGCTGATACCTGGTGTCCTGTATCTGTTGCCGTATCAATTAGCAGGATATCATCGTCATCCGGCAACTCATCCAAAGGGTGAAATAAAGCTATATTATAAACATTTGTTCCAAGTCCTACAGGCTCACCTAAATATAGATACCGATAATAGTCATAATCATTGTTTTTTATACGTTCTATATCCTGTAACATCTGTTCGGTTACAAAACCTAATTTGTCATTTAGATAACTGGAACTGTGAATTAAGTAGTTTGGCTCACCTTTCAAGTTCTCTACCCATTCATTGATCCAGCTATATGGATTCCTAGGCGGATTATACGACCAAAAGAACTTAACAAAAGGAACCAACGGATGTTTTTGCCTCATGAAAGTAACATTTGTTTGGTCGAATTCTTCCGAGTCGTCAAATTCTGCTGCTTCTTCATACCAAACTGCAATAATGTTGCCAATATCGTTTGATTTCAGCTTTTGAAAATCGTCTTGACCGTAGAAATAAAATGTGGACCCAGTACCAACATGAGTTATTTTGAATGGCGCTACTGTCATTTTAAATTGATCTAGTATACCAAACTTGCCTAAAGCCCATTGAATTTTTAAATAAACCGAATCTCGAATAGTGTTTGCTACTTTACGGATAACAACTACATTCGCTTTTTCTCCACGTCGTATTAATTTCAACATCATATAGACAAGTAACAATGCTATAACTGACGATTTAAACGAGTTACGCCCACCACGTAATATGTTGTATGGCTTTTTTGTTGTCCATACTGGCTTAAAATGCGGATTGACTTCTTTTTGGATGTTAACTGTTACTTGTTTACTCATCATTATCACTCCACTCATCAACAATATTAATAATTGGTGGAGTATCATTTTCATTAGCGCTTGTAATCTTTTCTGTTTCGGCTTTCGTTTTATCAATCTGGGCCTGCATATGTTCGAGTTTTAATCTTCGTTCATCATCTTCAGTTGCCATCTCATTAAATTGCTTAATCAAACTTCTTAACTCGCTCATGGCCCGGGACTGCGCATTGAGGAAGGTAGCATGACGATCCCAAGCGAATTGGAATTCGTATTCTCGTTCAACATAAGTTGGCACCGTGATAGCTTCTCCATCTTCTTTTTCGCCAGTAACTTCAACTTCGGTTTTTTCTTTTTTGAGTTCCTTAATCATTTCATCTTTGCCGGTAACAAACATAATTTTCTGTGCCCGGATAATGGCAGCATATTGAATCATGATTTGGTCCCAGATTAAATCAGCAGGACTTTTTTCTTCAAGCATACCCATAAGTTCTAATGTTTCTTGGGGGATATATTTTGAAAATAATCCATGAGTTACTGCGTTTTGATTTCCTATTGGCGCTCCACCATCATTGCCTAAAGCATTCTTATTTCCTTTTGGTGCGCCTCGTGTTCGTTTCGTAACGTTCCTTTTTGATTTAGTAACGTTACCATTCAAAAATTTATTCCAATTATCTTCATTTTTCCATTTCCTGATTTGAGAATCTGAAACACCTAATTCGGCGGCAATATCTTTTAATTTCTTCTTTCCGTTGGTTTCTATCCATAAACGGAAAGCTTCATCTCGTTTTGGATTTCTTGGCCTTGCCACGTCACATCACCGTCCACCTCCAACGTATTTGAGTTGTTTTGGGCAAAAGAAAAAGCACCTCAAGGGGTGCTTTGATGTTTTAATTTTTTCCTAATTCCTATTATTTTTCAATTGAGGATTGTAAACATTGTTCGAATTGTATTCTTCGTCTTTATTATTGAAGAATATCAAAAATGATATGATGGTGAATAAAAAAATCGTACATATAAACATTACACATACTGATGACCAAAAAGAACTAATTAAATCCAAACACAAATTACTTACATTTTTATTCTCTATCATTACCTGATAAACAATAGTAGTAATAACTGTTAAAAAACCAATAATTAATGTTGAACAAGCTATGATTATAAATTCCATTCTATCTTCTTTATCTTTCATAATTCCCTTAACAACTTTTGTATTAAAAATTGATGCTAATACGCTCATACACGTGCCGTAAAAGCCTAAACTAATACTTGAAAATTGCAGAACGCTTTCTAATGCTTTATCAAAACCATCAATTTTATATAATGATGTAAATTTATAAACTAGCACTCCTGAAATTACTGAAATAATTAATGAGACACCAAAAACTTTATATGATATTCTCATTATTAAGACTCCCTTAACACTTTATTTTTAAAACCTCCATCCTCAATATCAAATTTAAGCTTCATTTTTTCGAAGACACTTATTGGATTTAAATGCCGATTTTCCCGATAATCAAACTCACAAAAAGTTTGGAGTTTATGATCGATTAAATCAATTGGCTCTACAACATCATCCTCATTTTCTCTAGAACGAATACGGAGCTTTTGAACTTCAGGGTCGTCAATATATTCATCCAATATTTTTTTAGCGAAATCCTCGTCAATTTTTTCAGCCTTTTCTATTTTTGAATTGAAAATTATTTCAACTGAATCAACACCTTTGTTACCGCCTTTCGTAAATTTTTCCACAATACCATTAGCTTTATTACCAGTTACTTTTATATGGATCTTACGGTATGCTGATTGATTAAACGCTCTTTTTTTGGCAGATGTATCAGAGACAATAGCAAGATTAAAAATTCCGTCAATCTGACCTACATATCTATCAATAATAGTTCTTAGAAATATTTCTATTCCAGATGGTCCGAGTGAATCTCTATTCCTCTGTATCATAAATATTTGATGATAGGGATCGTATAATACATTTACTTCAAATCCAATATATTCATCTTCATCTAAATCTAACGCTTGTGACTCACCATGTAGAGTTGTACGAGTAGGAACTTGATAATTTAATCTTTCAAAGACCAGGTGATAGTATTCCGTATCTACATCAACTTCAATACTTGAAAGCCTGGCCGGTTCACCGTTGTAATTATAAACCAATTTATGATTTTCAGTTTCTAAATCATTTATTTCTTTTGCTTGTGAATATTCGCCTCGGATTTTTTCAAAAATGTCTTTAAAATTAAATAGTTTTGTCTCATCATCCTTCATTTTAATTATCGGTCTAAAAAAGTTAAAACCTACTTTTTTTATCTTTGACACTAGCATCTCCTCCTCTGCCAACACAATTCGACAAAAGGAGGCGATTTTCCTGCATCTTTTGGTTTAAAAACCAAAAAACACCACCGAAAGGTGGTGCTTCAATCAGATATAGATGGTTTACCAACCCTGGAGCTTCTTCCGCTCCGTCCTACCTTCCATTCTAGCATGCCGATTTTTCCTTTGTCGAAATTGTATCCTTTGGAACATTTGGAACATCTGGAACATTTTTCGCTAATTGTTCCACTATAGAATCTTTCAACCTTCTAATATGAGAATGAGATAACCCCATATGCATTGCAATCCATCTGTAACTTTTCCCATCTAACAACCAGTGCAACACTTCAAATTCACGCTCGTCTTGTATAACGTGAATGCGATCTTGAATCATTTTCACTTTCCGTTCATACTGCTCGATCTTTTTCCAGCGCTTTTCCCGGCGCAAATATTCTCTATAAATCGGATCACCGGTTACACCTTTTGGTTTTGGAAGAGATGCTTCAACGCCATATTGAGCAGTCAACCCCTCCCCGGCATCTTTCATTGAATCTCTTAATATTTTTATAGAATTTATCATCCAATGATAATCTTTTAGGATTTGTTCGATTTCTTTCTTATTCATCCCGATCATCTCCTTGTTGATCATGAGTAAACCCATAACGCTTAACGCACCGATAAAACGGACATAAATGCCCTTTTTGTAGCCAAAAACATCCTTTGCAATGGTCATTAGTCACTCTAACTTTCATTACTTCATCTCCTTTCAAACAAAAAAGGACACCAATCCCGCTAATGCGTGATCAGTGCCCTCGGTTTTTCCGTTAGGCAAATTTAAACTTTTTTCTTCACCGTAGTTTCAAATCTGTCTATTTTCCCTCCAATGGTAATTACAACTGTTTCACCGTAATCCGGCAATTCGTGTTCTATCAATCGTCCATCTTTCACTACATACATTTTTTTATTGTCCATCAAATCTATTTCAGCTGTCATTTTTTCTACGTCTATTTTCAATAGGACCACTCCCATGTTAAAATAAAACTATCGAGTACTTGAGCCGGGAGTGGTCCTGGCTTTTTTAAATCAATTCTTCTGCTTTTGCCAACCGCTCTTTCCAATCCTTCCTGAGTCGCCATCCCCAGCCTGAACTCCAAAACACAGGCAATACATTATTTTCATTCATCCATTTTCTCATTTGTACAAAAATTTCTTCTTGGCTTAACAGATGTTGATTCACATCGACTTCATCTGTATATGCTGCCTTTCCCTTTTTGGTTGATAGCCATTCACAAAGTTCTTTCCACTCTTGTAAGTCTTGTTTATTTGTTTTCACGTTCTCACTCCTCACTTCTTATTTTCGGTATTTCCAAGCCGCCTAGCCGTTTGCAATCGTGTCCAAACTTGCTACTACACTTTCTATACAGCGGGCAAAACCAAGCGCATGTCATTAGCTTATCTTCCTCTTTCATCCACGGTTTCCGGTCATCTATAATAACAACATCCATCCCCTAGCCCTACTTTCGTGTAAGTTGATTGATTTCTTCATTCAACCTTTTGATTTCTTCCCTTGCTTTGTACAGCTGATTTTCAAGAAAAGCGTTATACGATATCGCTTGGTCTTTAGCCTTAAGTGCATGTTCTAGTTGTTCTCTTAATACCTCATATCGCTTTGTAATCGATTCATTTTGGCCGATTAAACTATTTTTGGTATTATTTATCTCGGATCCTTTCAAAATGTCATATGAGCCATTTTTAAGGACTGACGACATATTATTTCACCTTCTTCGCTTGTTTTCTCCTTTTCTTTAATTCTTCTAGTTCAATCCATCCCCCATATTTCTTGACGTATGTAATTAAGCTGAGTTTATGGGGGTATTTCTTTTCAAACAGTTTTTTCTTAATTTTGAAGGCCTCTGTCTCCATCCCTTTCACGTCCACAACCTCGATTGTTCCATCTAAGTGATGTATTTCAAAGTCGGCAATGTACTCTATTTTTCTATAAGTTCTACCGTTTTTCTTGAACGCTTCTTGGAGTAAATACCTTGGCTGGAGTCGGAAAAACAGTATTTCTTTATGCTCCTGCAGCCATTTCAACCGTTGGTAATACCTAGCTTCAATCTGTGAATCGAATGTATATCCGTCTAGCTCTACTTTCTTGGAGTTATATTTTGTTGCTGTCACGTAACCCCTTCCTTTCACAAAACATCAAGCACGAAAAACCGTATTTATCTCGTTTGATGTCTCCCACAAGATTCCAGCCACGCTCTTTGTGGGAATTTATGTTATTTGTAAAATTTGTTTCTGACATAGCATTAACGATTTTGTAGATTTTTCCGTTTTTTATCCATGCCATTAGTATCCACTCTCTTGTCTTTGATGATTGATTTCGTTTTTCTCAAGATAGGCTTGTTCAATTTGTTCCCAGGTGAAGCCTAGCAATCCAGCTAAACCGAATAACAAGCTCCATATCCTTTCGTATTCACTCTCAACTTCTTCCCAATCATTCTCACGATTTAGAATACTAGCAAAATAAGAAATCTGTCCAAATAACTCATTAAATTGAATTACTACATCGCCATAATTGATTGGTTCAGGGAATATTTCATGTTTAATTTCTATTTCAAGTCCAACTGATAAAGTGAAATGGACTACATCAACGTATTCTTCGAGGAGTGGGTTATATTCTTTGTAAACATCTCCCGATGACCTGCAATCAGGGCATACACCAGTACCATCATCACCTGAACCATTACACCATTTGCACTTTATCTGTTTATAATCTTTTATTCTCGGCTCTTGGTTATGACTCCAAAACTTAAAACATCTTGATTCTTGTGCACATTCCGCTAACTCTACTTGAAGAGTAAGGATCTTCTTTGAAAGTCTATCCTCGCCCTCCTTTCTAGGATGTTTCTTTTCAATGTGTTCATCTAATTGCTTTTGCAATCCAAATAGATTTTGTAAGTTCATTCCTTTCCCTCCAACGCTTTCCGGGCTTTATGCCCATTATCATTATTTGCTAATGGCATTTCGAAGGTATTACCTTTAATGCGGCTTCCTTCTCTCCATATCATTGGATCTGCGTAAAACTCCAAAGCTTTTTTGAAACGTTGATTTTCTTCTTTTAACTCTCGAATGCGTCGTTGTTCACTCGCCAACTGTTTGTCCATGTCCCCTAGATCTTGAGCGTTCTTTTCGGCTCGTTCAGCTTGGTTGATAAGCCATTCAACATCTTCACCGCTTAGATTGTAGTCATACTCATATTTCATGAATCTTTCTTTTATATCTTCCAACCGTTCACTCATGTTTCTCCCTCCATTCATTCAACGTTTCAACAAACATCTGAAACGTTTCTTCCTGCCTTACCGGGTCACTTTTTAGCATGCCTTCAAACATGGCTTTGATGGTTTCCTTTTTGCGTCCTTTTCGTTCTTGATGTGCTTGTACATCTTTTTCAAACTGTTCCGGGCATAACCCGTACTTACTTGACGGGTCAGCCCAATTTCTCTTATTTTTGCCGTAAATGTATCTACTCAATTGGGACCTCCAAAACAAATTTATCCTTTTCCACATTTTCGCCGTCAACTATCAATGGGAAGTACCAAATCCCCGGTTCATCTACATACTCAAAAAGTTTAACGGTAGCTGTACCTTCAAGCAGTACGGCCCTAATCGGTTTTCCTTTGTATGTTCCTTTTACTGTCATTCTTTCCACTCCAACAATTCTGGATTTTCGTAAATGTTTCCGATTACTTCCATCTGTTCATAATAAATCATTAGAGGTGTGTAATACACTGTTCCACTTGGATCAAATTTATCTACAAAGCAATAGGCTCCATGTTCTTCTGAATATTCAACGTATAAAGGTGGCGCTTCACCGTAATCAGTTAATAAATCCCCCTCATAAATCTCCTTGCCGTTCTTGTCTTTTAAACCTGTGTATTGCATTATTACTACTGCGCCATTTGGCATCGGAAATTGCTTACCTTTTAGAAACCATTTGTTTTGTGCAAATCCATAAACTTCATACATTTTTTCATCTGCCTTATGCCATACTCGAAACTTTATCTCACGCATTAAAATCACGTCCCATTCTTTTTAATGTCGCTAACAAGCTTTTAAGTTCGTAATAATCAAGGTCATATAGATTAATCGCACCGTCACCATCAACACCTAAAGCAACCAATTCACTGATGATATGACGTTTTTTCAGTTCGTTTATTGCGTTAACAGATCTATACAGCATTCCCATAAAATCCCCTCCGTTTTTTCCTAGACTCGTCTAAAAAGTTATTAAAAATCATTAACCCTTCAATAACATCTTTTTTTGGAAACTGCCTCGCAATTTCTTCGATAAATTGTTCCTTTTGCATGATCTTCCCGGTAGCTTGATAATGGCTATGCAGTTTCTTGAAAACGATTTGGCTACTCATTGTTTTCGCTCCTTCTCCATTCGAGATTTTGAAACTTGCTGAATTCCCTCTCGAATAACAGCTGAATTACTCCAACCGGCCCATTTCTGTGTTTAGCGATATTCACTTCCACAATGTTTTTGTTTTGTGTTTCCCTGTCGTAATAGTCTTCACGGTACAACATCATAATGATATCTGCGTCTTGCTCTATACTTCCTGAGTCACGCAAATCTGACATCATGGGACGTTTATCTTGTCTCTGTTCAACTGCCCTCGATAATTGGGATAGTAATATTACAGGAACATTGAATTGTCGCGCCATTTGCTTTAATTCTTTTGTAATACTGCCAATCGCTAAGTCATACCGCTCAAATCGTCCAAGGACCGTAATCAGTTGCAAATAATCGATAATGACAACATGATTTTGTTCCGGATGTTTTCTTTGTGTTTTTCTCACGGCTGCACGGATATCGGTAACTGTTTGCTTAGGTTCATCATGTATGTAAATATCCCATTTGCCGTATTGTTCCATTGCAAAATTTGCTTTGTCGTAATCGCTAGCTGAAAACATTCTATAAGGATTTCTCCACTTGGATCCTTCAACATTTGAAAGTGAACTAAGTATCCGGTGAACTAATTGCTTTTCCGGCATTTCGAGCGAAAAAATATCTGCAATGCCTTGCTTATTACAGCAATTCGCCGCAATGTTTAATGCGAACGCTGTTTTACCCATTGATGGACGGCCAGCAATAATTATTAAATCTCCACCTTTTAGACCGCCTGTCATGTTGTTTAACTCGGTAAATCCTGTATCTATCCCGGTCAATTCGCCCTTATCTTCGTGCATTTCTTGAAAAATTTCGTAGAGAACATCCGTTTTGTTCCGTTCCTTTTTCAAGCCAAGTTCTTGCATTTCGATATATTTTTTGTAAAAATCGTCTGCCGCCTCGTCTGTTTGCTCATTCATAAATTTTGCAGCAGCAGATATAAGATTCCTTCGTTTGTAGTGCTCGAGTACAATTCGCTCATATGCACCAACATTTTCAGCTGTAGGGCAAGACATAGCTAATTCAGTGATGTATGAAGGACCACCTATGTTTTCGATTTTGCTTCCAAGTTTGTCTGCAACAGTCATTGGATCAATCCCAATGCCTTCAAGGGCTAAGTCACGCATGACCTTAAAAAGGATCTTATTTTTTGCGATTGAAAAATGTTCAGGTTCTAAGGTGATTTCGTGGATGATATCTGGTTCCAGAAAAACCGCACCAAGAAC